TTGACCAACGAATCTTCTACACTTCAACGAGGACTAAAAAATCGACATATCCAATTAATTGCTATGGGTGGAGCAATTGGTACCGGATTATTTTTAGGCTCGGCGCAAGTGATTCAATCTGCGGGACCATCCATTATTTTAGGATATGCCATTGGTGGCTTAATTGCTTTTTTAATTATGCGCCACCTGGGAGAAATGATTGTTGAAGAACCTGTTGCAGGATCGTTCAGCCATTTTGCGTATAAATACTGGGGGAAATTTCCCGGATTTTTAGCTGGATGGAATTATTGGATGCTCTATGTTCTGGTTGCGATGAGTGAACTCACCGCGGTAGCCAAATATATTAATTACTGGTGGCCTCATATTCCAGCATGGACTTCTGTCTTATTTTTCTTTGTCGTGATTACGGCAATTAACCTAACAAACGTCAAATTTTATGGTGAGTCCGAATTCTGGCTCGCTATTATTAAAGTTGCTGCGGTTATCTCTATGATTGTTTTTGGCCTTTATTTGCTATTTACAGCAGATGTAGGTTCAAGCATTTCGTTTAGTAACCTTTGGTCTCATGGTGGATTTTTTCCAAATGGCTTTAGTGGCCTCTTCTATATGTTGGCTTTCTTGATGTTCGCCTTTGGTGGTATTGAACTGATTGGTATGGCCGCGGCAGAAGCAAAAGATCCGAAAAAAACCATTCCAAAAGCAATTAACCAAGTTGTTTTCCGTATCTTGATTTTCTATATCGGTTCACTAGCGATCTTACTTTCATTAGTGCCGTGGAACCAATTAGATCTAGGCGGACTCGATAAAAGTCCATTTGTTATGATTTTTAGTCAAATGGGTATTGGTTGGGCTGCACACTTACTGAACTTTATTATTTTAACCGCCGCTCTCTCTGTTTATAACAGTGGGATGTTTGCAAATAGCCGTATGCTTTACGGTTTAGCTCAACAAGGCAATGCACCAAAAATTTTCAAGAAAGTAAATAAACAAGGTGTACCTGTACCAGCAGTTTTGCTATCGGCATTACTCATTTTTGGCTGTGTTCTTTTAAATTACTTTGTACCAGAAGATGCTTTAAGCCACTTAATGTACATTGTTGTTGGAGCACTGGTATTGAACTGGGCGATGATCAGTATGACTCACCTTAAGTTTAAATCAGCAATGAAAAAACTCGGTCAAAAAACTCACTTTCCTGCACTTTGGGCACCGTTTAGTAACTATTTGGTTTTAGGTTTTATTGCTGTAGTACTCTACATTATGTGGAGTCAGGGCTTTAAAGAATCAGTGATGATGATTCCTATTTGGATCGTTCTCATGTTTATTTTGTTTAAAGTACTCAATGCCAAAGAACAGTAATCTAACAGCTTGTACTTAAAACTATAAAAAGTCATTGCCTCGGCAATGGCTTTTTTGTTTATAATCAGAAAATTATGCGCCCTTAGCTTAACTGGATAGAGCAGTTGCCTCCTAAGCGACCGACGTGGGTTCGAGTCCCGCCGAGCGCACCAATCTATTTTATAAAATCAATAACTTATATATATTTTGGCGTATATTTGGCGTAATGCGCTATTTATCCACAGGTTTAGAGGTAATTTTGCTTCTTATCAAAGGTCCATCTTTTACCGTTGTAAGTGACAGTTCCATCCAAATTAATCGGCAACTCTTTTAATGAGTAATCATAGATTTTAAGAACTCCCGTTCTTATCTAAATCAGCGGGTAGATTGCAAGTATTCTCCATTCTGCCCGCTTCCGAAACCATGATCATGACTTGCGACATCACAAAGCCCTTACACAAATCGAGACATTCACATTACTATTAATAGTGTGAGCTGTGCAACCGGAGAAGATTAAGCACAGCAATGTGATGATCGATGCAACTTTGGTACGCTGACACATATAAGTTACTTCTTTAAAAAGAGTGCTCGCTCTGCTTCTCGGCGACGAACTAGACCTTTCATAACTTTGCCTCCTGCCTTATTCCAGACAAGGAATTGGTCAGCAGCGCCTTGATAGTCACCTTTATTAAGTTTCTTCAATAAAGTTGAATTGGCTAAATTGGTTTCACCAAGGTTATAAGTAAAAGATGCTAGAGCATCAAATTGGTTTTGAGTAAGGGAAACTTTAACAAGTTTATTGATAACTACTTCAAACTTAGTTAAATCATTTTTCAAATAAGTTTCGGCTTGCTGTTCTGTGCAGGTGTCACCTTTTTTAACTCTGACACCATTAGGATATTTAATGGTTCCAAAACCAATTGTCCAAACACCCACCCCATCATCATAAGCATTAAGACGCTTACCTTCAAAACCTTTGATGAGATTTAGCCCTGCATTGCTTGTGGTTTTACTCATTTCTATTCACTCGCTTTTCAATTAAGTTACTAACAAAATGAGTGCCCATATAACCAATGCCAGAAGCAATACCAACAGATACAATCTGCGGGACATTTAGCCACTCAAGTAAAGACCAGACACCAACTGAAAAAAGCCCACACATAATGGACTCAGCCCAATCAGCCTTACCTAGTTTTTTCTTAGTTCGGAAATAAGCCATAATGAACCCCATAAAAAATGAAGTGATTGCTGTGCCAAAAGTTTGTAGAAACTCCTGAATGAATTTCCAAAATTCCATGCCTTCCCCCTAATTCCGGCAATAAAAAAGCCCTAAGCTATTGAAGCAAAGGGCTTGTGGTGGTTTGTTGTGCGTTTAAATTTCATCAAAAACTGAAGCTACAATTTTCGAGAACAGTGCTGCACCGTTGTCATTAAAATGAACACCATCGATTGAAAGGGTTTCACCTGTCTTATCACTTGGTTGCATACCCGCCCAATAGCTGCCGTAGTAGTTTTCAGTGACAGCTTTAAACGTGCTTAAAATCGGAATAAACAGATAGTCTTTACTTGCTATGTAGCGCTCTACAGCTTCATAGTTTTCAAAGTTTGTCTTTGCTCTTCCGACATTAATGTTATCAACCGGACCGCCATTGGTAGCCGCTTCACTTACAACACCGAACTTAGGTTCATGTGTCACGCTATCCCAAGCACCTGCCACTGCGCTAGTTGCTGCCAGTGTGTCGCTATAGAACATCACATCACACTTTGTATAGGCTTCTGATTTAGCATGTAACGAGGTCGGCATGTCATTAAATTCGTTAAAATATGCACGTTTTGCAATGTTCACATAATGCAAAGGGTCTTTACTTAGTGCCGTTGGCTCAGATGCACCCCAGTTAATGATAGTGATTTCGGCAAGTAACAAGTCAGGATTAAATGCCCAAATGTCCAAGTCTTGATATTGGTCAAGTCTGTTGCCTGTTGGATCGCCCCATTCAAAGCCACCACGCGCACCATTAATGACAAACAACATAAATTCACGTTGTGACCATTCAAAGCCTACAACATTAAATCTATTGCTGTTATTGCCTTTTGAAATGGTGATTTGCTTAGTTGAGCCGATAGAATTAATTCCACCAGACGCCTTATTTTTACAGCGAAGTTTTAAGCGTTTCTGATACTGAGTATTTCCCTTTGTTGAAGTAGCTGGACCTTCATACATTGAAAATACAAAGCCGTTTGCTTCTACCCATTCTGAACCATTAAATACTTCAACTTTTTCATTACCTTCAGCTATAGAAATTGTGCAATTTCCACATTGTGAATCTGAACGATAAACAAAGTTAAATTGCCAAGCATTAGCTGGAATTGTCATAGAAACACTTGCATTTGCATCTGTCGTGGTTTTTGTCAAACCATTTTTAACATGTGCATAATCATCCCAAATTCCGCCTGAAGCATTGTTAGTCACAACCCATGTACTATTTGAGTAAGTTAAATCAGCATGATCATACCGTCGGTACTTTTGACCATCCCAGTGCTTAATGAGCTTATCAAATACAGATGATGCTAAATCATGAGTATGAAGAGCAGCAGGACGGGTTGAAGCATCTGCTCTATCAGTCGTGTAAAGATTACCTTGTGTTAATGATGTCCCAGTTAGTACGACAGTTACATCCTGATTTTTATCTTTAAATTTTTGATAAAAATTAGGACATTTTACTTTCAACTTATCAAAGTAATTGAAGCTCGGGAATGTGCTCCGCACTGTCATATCAACATCTGGAATCTTTGCTAAAAGTGCATTTGAGATTCTTTCAACATTGAAGTTATCAGCATAATCGTATGTGCAGTTCACATATAGTTTTGCGGCATTGTCAGGGATAGTAATGATGTAATCTTCATCAACACTATCAGCAGCTTTGAATTGCAAAACATTACCAGCACTATCTGTGATGTAATATTCTCCAACTACCCCGAAAGTTTTGGTGTTAATAGCATAGTTTTGACCTGCTTGCACATCAATATCAAAGGCAAATAATGCAACATTTGACTCTTTTCTAATGATATTACTTGGGGCATAAAAGAATGTGTAATCAAGAACAAAAGCGCCCTCAATTAAACTCTTTGCTAAAGCATCGCTAATTTTTTCAACTTTGAAGTTATTACGTAGAGTATAAGCGCAGTTGACATATAACTTAGTAGCATTATTTGGGATGCGAATAATAAAATCTTTTCCGCGATCTCCAGAAGGCTCAAGTGTTATAACCGCATTCGAGCTATCTGCAATTATATATTGAGGGGCCGTGCCATATGTAGAGGTGCGAATTAAATAAAGCTCGCCACTTGACACACTTACACTCTTCGAGAAAAACCCGCTATTTGTATTTGTGATTACACCACTGTTATTGGAAAAGAATTGAAAGTCATTTGCTCCAAGTCCCGCAAAATTCAAATTAACGATTTCATTATTTAGCAAATATAATTTAAATCCTGCATAATCTTTCGTGCAGTTTACATATAGCATTTTGCCATTTTGAGGGATTGTAACTACATAGTCTTGTTCTAAAGTTTCACTAGAAGCAAGTGTTTGCAGGACATTGCCACTCGAATCGGCAATATAATAAGAACCAACTACACCAAAAGTCTTTGTATTAAATACATATTTTTGGTCAGCTTGCACGGCAATTGAAACTGAGAACAATCCTGAGTTAGATTCTTTAATAATTGTGTTATTTGGTGCGTAATAAAAAGTATTTAATTGCTTGAAGTTAGTATTTGAAAGAACATCGATATAGGGTTTTGTTCGGTCATAAATACTCAGCCCTTCATCAATCCAAACTGAGCCATCCCACTTATAAAGCTTTTTAGTATCAAAAGCATATCCCACAGATGGATTGACTGTTGGAACGGTAGCTAATAGCTCAGCTTCAGTGCTGTAAGCTTTCCAGCCACCAGTCTCCATAAGGATTCTGACAAGTTTCGCAAGTGTTGGATAAATCTTCCCCAAACGAGTTAAAACATCTTCACTATCTAAACCACTAATAAATTTTTGCAAACTCTCAGCGTCTAAACCTGCATCAACAAGCTGCTGTCTAGTAACGATCTCATCAGCCATTGCCTTTTCTCCAAGCATAAAAAAAGCCCCGATAAAGGGGCTTGGATTTCTGTTAATTAATTAAATAAAGTCATGGTCACGCTCATAGAATCGGGCATCGTAATTAGATGCTTTTAGCGTGTTGGTCATTTGAGTTTGAGGGGTAAGTTCTTCAAGCATGAATGCCTGCGCTCCTGTTTGGTCAGCGCGAACTAATGTGTAGAGTGTTTTCACGTATCGATCATCACTAACCACAAGCGGTTGCACTGGTGGTCGACTGAGGACCACGTGGTATTTATCCACACCTGCTGTACATGGCACTACATCCACCGTAGCATTGGATATCTGCAAGTGAATGAAGTAATCACTACCAACATCAAATGTGCATGGCTGAGAGGTTTGGATAATCAAACCATCTACTGCTTCAATTTCACCATCTTGTGTATCCACAACTGTGTTGTCAGCAACCAAAATACGATCATTCCGAATCAGCAATTCAGACTCGTCCAGAACTTCCACTTCACAAGACATGTATTTGTAGCGAAGCTTATTCCACTCGCGCCACGCTCGTACTTTCGCTTGAGCTTCATTGCGAATACCAGTTGTAGTAATCTTCAATGGATTCTTAGGCGTGGTGTCTTCTGGGATGATGTACTTCACACGCGCATCATCGACATCAGAAGTATATTCAAGCTCTACCCCGTCATAGTCTTTCTGCACACCGAATGTATAAGAGCGCTTTTCAGTTAAAGGCACTTTGTTTCGATGGTTGAAAAGTAAAACAGCATTTTCTTGCGGCTGCTCAAATTTGAGACGGGTTAGACTTCCGAACCGATACGGCTCACAAAAAGCAGCACTTGCCACCATCCCTGCAATTTCCTCAAAACTTAGATTGTCATCGTCAATGGTGTAATTGAACTCAGACATGAGGTCTGAACCGAAATAAGCATTAACTTTGGCAATCTCTGCATTGATTTGTGCAATGTCTACTTCTGTACTGATTCGCCGACCAATGTACGGATCTAAAGCCAAATTAATGAGTGCTTGTCCTGCTGAACGTGTAACCTGTAAAGGCCCTGTTCCATTAAGCGGTAGTTTGCGATTCACTAAACAGTTCAGCTTGCGTTCTTTGATGCTTAGGGCGCCATCGGTAGCAACTGTTCGAGAACGCAATACAGTCACATTGTTGTAAATGTCTTTATCCGAGATAGAAAACCCAAACACATCTTTAATTTTGACATCTGCACGTGCATTTGAATCATCATTTGTCAAACGTGCAACACGGAATCGGAATGAGCCAGTAAACGGAAAATCAACGGTGACCGACTTACCAAACTGCGTGAGCTTCCTATCAAAAATATAGAACTCATTTGAATAAATCGCTCCGAACGGTACGTTATTATTGTCGATCTGCTGATATTCAATTTTGATGCGGCTTGGGTGAGCATCTTGCCGACCAGAACGTGACTGCCAATACAAACCTTGCGGATACACAAGATTGTAAAACAGGCCGGTGGCATCATTTTTGGCAATATTAAACCACCCCACCCACTTGTCAGTTGAACCATCTAAACGCACTAAAACGTCTTGGCCAGTGGTGTTTTGGTTTTGCAGCGTTGATAGCTTGTCCCATTCATTATTTACAGATGATGGTGGTGCAAGCGTGATCGTATCTGCTGTAATTGTCGCAATCGTATAAGAACCATCAAGATTAATACCTTGAGTGTTTTTATTTAAAAGTGCTCCAGATGTAAGCGTATAGTCATCATTCACATACTGCCAATTTGAGTTCACTGTGTTTGGGTTTGACAAAACAATCTCATAATGAAAACCACCTGAAATGGCAGTTTTAGTAATGCCTGAAATGACATACTGACCAGACAAGTCTCGCTTGGTCACAGTTGTTTCTGGCGGATCACCCGATGTTGTAGAGATATCAACAAGCGCCCCTGTTAGTAACAAACCTTTGAATGTGTTCTCATTGGCAATATTGGTTGTAGATTCAATGATGACTGAACCCGAACTTGTCACCATGATTTCGCCTGATAGCATCACATCAAGCACACCATATCTAGCATTATAAATGGCAACAATATCGTTAGCAGTAAACAATGTAGTGAAATCAATTGTTGAACCAGATGTCTTAATTAGATTTGGGTATTGAAAGTAAATCAGGCTTGACTCAATTTTTTGATCATTTGGGTATTGCAGAGTTTGGCCATTGATTGCGCTTGATTTGATTACAGATAATGGTGGCTCGGTGAAAGCCTCTCCAACTTGATATGTTGGAATTCCATTCACAATGGATACATCTGGATCATAAATTGAGACACTAACCCCATCAATCCCTGAAACCTCAGTTGTGCCATCTCGACAATCTTTAATTTGATAGTAACCTCGACCAATCACCATCAAGCAGTATTCAATTTCCTTTCCTGTTGCATCGTCAAAATAAGTATATGGCTGAGCAATTAAATCCGGATAAGAGCGAACTCGACCAAAAATATCTGGAATACGTCCATTTAATCGAGCTTGGTTAGAGCGTTGTGCTAGTTCATTATTTGAAGACCCTGCCACTGGTGCCTGAGGCTTTGGCATGGTTAAAACCATGTAGAGACTATAAGCAGTAGTCGCAGCTACAATTGCATAAAATACCCACATTGCCAGAGAAATAGGCTCTGCTGGCTCAATCACTACATAAAAAGTACCTTCCAATGTTTGAATGTGCTCAATCTGTGCATTGATTTTCTTTGGATGGTTTGGCGTAACATCACAACTTTCTGCAATCTGGTTGTGATAAATCTTTGCATTCTCAGGCCATACATCAAACTGCTGATAGATATAAGCTAAAACATCCTCCACATCAGCTTCTGACCATGTAGATCGGTCATAAACATCAGGAACGATGATGACTTTTTTCAAACTCATTTATAAAACCTCGTTTCCCGAAAATTCATGGAAATAATTTCAAGTGGAACGTACTGCACACCACGGCCAGTTAAGTGCAAAACCTTGTCGCAATAAAAAAGCCCGACATGTGTCGAGCTTCTTGTGCCATTCGTAAAAAAAACAATGCAGGGGGAAATGGGTTCGTTTAGTTTCTTGAAGCTACCCTTCCCGTTTAAAATTCTGTCTAGGCGCTTTTTAAGATCTCGCCCTGTAACTTCCTTCCATGCATCACATAGAAATTCATTACAGGTATAGTCTTTAGTCCAAACGCGATTATGGAGATGGTCTAGGTTCATATCATGCCCCGCAACAATGGGAACCTTTCTAGAGAATAGATTTCACCAGTCTTCACGCTGTTAAGTTCCGGTGCTTGAGCATCAAAAGTGCAGTTGCCTGAATTGTCTTTCGATAAAGTGGCAATCTCCAATGTCTGCAATGAAACCATAGGAGCTGTTAAATCATCGTCACGATATAACCGCCATCTAACAGAAGGTCTTACTTTCCAATTAGTGCCTAAACGTGCAGAAACAACCGATTTAATTAGTTCATCATCTACATCGGCAATTGTTAGGTTTAGCTTTTGATCAAGGTCATTTGTGACTGTAGATCGTTGAATTGACATAGCCTGATAATCATAAGAGATATCAGGGCCTGCCGACTCATGCTTTACTATCACACCTTCTGTATCGTTTTTGACAAACCGGAAAGGCTCTGTAAAGTCAGGATGCGAAATCTCAACGCACTCTAATGGCACCACGCCACTGCTTGAGTTTAAAAAGAATGATGTATAGTCAGGCATCTAAATACCCTCCATCGCTCTTGGCAGATCGTCGTTTACCAGTTTTTCGAGTGGGTTGAATAACGATGCTAAGTCTTGCCCATCATTACCAGTTTCAACAATAATCTTGTTTAGCTCCGAATCTACAATAGGCTTAACTCGTAATTGAGCTGTCACAGTGTAAACTGGGCCTTGTATGCTCGTTAGTTGGAAGCTATCTGGAACAAATAAGCATTCGTATGGCTTAAACTCAGGTCCGTTTACCCGAAGTGAAGCATTAAACATCTCTCCTGGTGTTTCACACCAAACGTTATAGAACGCATCAAGATATTGAAATCCAGCTTCAAGTACCTTCCATTGAACACTAACAGTGTGAAAACTATTTTTACTCAGCCTTCTATTACGTGGTGCTCCACCGTCTAACTCCTGAGAAACTACCCCACTTTGGAATGCGACAGAATAGCCTTCTTGTGTTGAGCAATATTTTAATGTGTTCATAATTGCCTCATAAAAAAACCGACCTCATCTAGGGTCGGTTTAAATATTTAGTTTCATTACATTTTCCAAAGATATGTACAGATAATCAAAGTGATAAGGATCGCAACAAAGCGCCATGCTTTCATCTCATTCATTTCCTTTAGACACCAATAAATTAATTTGATAAAATCTTCCATATAGATTGTTTTTCTCCTTAATCTTGCTCTGGTTAAGTTGATTTAAAAAAAACCTCAGTGCGTCAACACTGGGGTTTTTGCTTATTTAGGATTTTAAATCCTTCAATCTTTTAGTTCCTCCGTCGGTTTTTCCGAGTTCAGAAATAGAAAAAGCCGCCCATAGGCAGCTCTTCGCTTGTTCTCTCTTATACGTGATACGTCAAACGGTTTTACTTACATACCGCTTACGGTTCTTCTCTTATGCCTGTACTTCTAATTAAGGGTTTTGCTCATCAGCAGGCTTGCCCTGACAAAATTCAACAAGGCTTAAAGTTGAAATATCAGAAACACGGATCTGAATACTTAATGGTCTGCCCGCAGCTGGGAACAATTTTGAGTTTTGAATATATTTTGCATCTTTAAGATACAAAAAATGTTCTTTAAGTGAGTCTGGAAATTTAATTTCCTCACCATCATCTAACTTTTTAATTATCTCTTCTCTCGGCTCTTTGATATGGGAATAAAAGAATTCCTTCCAAAGTGAATTTTCTTCGAGTTCGAAAAATTCTTCTTCACTGATTGCAGTGCCAGTAATTACGCTGCCACCAACCCCGACTGTTACATAGAAATCTGGGTAATCTTCATTTCGATGTGCATTTTCTGAAATTGCTTTTATCAATAAATTAGTATCATTTCTACTCATTCTTCTTTCCCATAAATTTTAATTAAGAAGATTAGAATCTATCAAAGAATAAATTTAATAGCCACCGAAGTGGCTACCAATTATTGACGTCTAGGTGTTGCATTGTAGTTTTGCTTGAATGCCTTGCTGATTCTACTATTAGGGTTTTGAATTCCCTGTAGGAAAACCTGCTCCGCAACCTCCCCAGCAATCTGCCTAATGCGAACATCCAAAGATCCGTCATTATTCTGAGTTACCTCAGCAGTCTGCCCCGGCAAGTTATAGATATTAACAATAGGTTGATTAGAAGTAGCTTTCTCAAGACTTTGCCCTGAGTTAATGGCATTCAATGTATCAACGCCAACTCGCTTAGTCGCTGCGGCATTCAATACATATTCCTGACCATGAACCACACCGGCAACATCACCTCGGCCCATGTTTCCTGTGTAGCCGCCTGATGAAAAGCCAGCGATTGTTTGTGCTGCGATCATTGCTGCTTGAGCATATCCAAAGCCCAAGATTGCAGACGCTGCTGGTATTTTTCCAACGAATGGAAGTGTAATATCTGCTGTAGTTTCTGCTGCTGCTAAATGAGCAGAAACAATTGTTGAGGCAATGGCAAATGCTTGCTGCATAGCAAACATAGCTTTGTATCTCTTAGACTGTTCTCCACTTGCATCCTTTACTGATTGAGTTAAATTAGACCACACAGATTGTCCTTGATTTAAAAGACTGGACCAGATTTGCAACTGAGATTCATATTGACCCTTCTGCAAATCTTGATATTTCTGTGCATATTCCTCTTGTATCTTATGCTTGGTCTCCTCATGGAGCCTAACAGCATCCTCAATACGCTTGTTGTACTCAAGAGTTAGAATTTCACCTTTGGCTAGTTTTGCTTTTAAGTTATCTTGTTCATTCAATAATGCATTGTCATTATCAGACATTGCATTACTTTCTCCGAATTGCGTTGATAAACCTTCACGTTCACCTTTGGGTGCTGCTAAGAGCGCTCTAGCCTGTTGAATATCTCTTAGTGAATTACTATAAGTCTGCTCATAAGCACGTTTTCTTTGTTCAGCAGCAAGATTGATTAGGTTGGTTTCATAATCGTATTGTTCCTTTAAGGCTCTTAAACGAGACTTCTTTTCCTCTGCGTTATATTCACGACTCTTCTGGATTCTTAGTCCTTCAATCTTAGTTTTTGCGTTAAGTTTCTCTTGCTCATTCATCCTGAAGGAGTAAAGATCATAAGCAAGTTGAGCTTCACTAATGAGTTTTGCATCATTCGCTTTCTGAATCGCTACAGAGACATATTGAGTCATGCCGTATTTTTGCAAGCGCTCAATTTCCTTCTGTAAATCCATCTCAATTTGTTTGGATTTATCGGAATATTCATACTGAATTTTGAGACGTTCTTCATTGATCTTCTCTAATTCTTGAGCATGCTTTTTCGACTCTTGAGCAGCTTTCTTTGCAGCATTCTCTGCATCTTTAGCTTCTTTTGCATTTGTTTTAAGACCCTTGTTGGTTTTATCTATTGCACCACTGGTGTCGTAGTACAACTGACCCAACTTATCAAGTTTAGGAACTGATGCATCAAGCACATCATTCATGGACTTCATTGAGCCCTTAATGGTTGCAACTGAATCATTTACAGTATCACTGGCGATAGACCAGCCATTTTTAAACCCATTTACTAGAGCTTGCCCTTTAGCAACAACTCCATCAGCATTCCAAACATTAACAGCTGTCGAACCAATATTTTTAGCCTGCTCTACAAAGCCTTGAATGAGTCGTATAACGACCTGAATTGCACTTGCTAAGCCAATAATGCCAACTGCCACACCCTTGGCAATTACACCTACAGATTGAATGACGGAACCAAATTGGCCACCATCTTCAGCCCCTTGTAAGAAACTACTTAAAAGTGAGTTCAAGACAGGCATCATCTGAGATGCTAATTGGGTTTTAAATCCCTCAAAACGAGTTTGAACTGACTTAGTTTGAGCAGCAAGCAGTCGAGACTGTTCAATAGCTTCTTTGCTTTTGATAATCCCCGCTTCTGTTAATGCCTCTCCATAACGATCTAATAAAGCCCCTCCATTTTCGAACAATGGGAGTAAATTACCTAAATCATTACCTAGACTTTCAAAGACAAATCTCTGTTCTTGTGCAGATGCTCCGACACTATCAAGCTTATCTTTCATTAGCTGAAGTGCTTCAACACCATCTTTACCCTGCAAAGTCTTAGCAAACTTTTGAATCTCTGCATCAGTCATTTTGGTATTGTTTTTTAAGGCATCAAAGAAATCTGCTGCTTCACCTCCGCCACCACTAGCAGTGAATTCACCAAGCTTTTCTTGTGCATCAGCTAATGACTGTGCCAAACCATCTTGTGACATACCAAGCTGTTCAGCAGCATGTGAAAGAATTTGAAAGTTCTGTGTGCTAGTGTTTGCTCTATTTGCTAAAACAATCATCTCAGCATCCGCTTTAGCGGCTTGAATTGCCATTGCAGAAAGTCCAGCAAGTGCTACTGCTGCACCACCCACCGCCATTCCTGTAAGTGCTGCACCTGCCATCAAAGCGCCACCACGCAAAGCTGCAACTTTTTCAGTGACATCACCAATAACAGACCCAATGCGTGTATTGCCAAGAGATGAATTAATTTGTTCCTTAAATTTGGAGAATAAATCAGTAGTTTTACCTGTCTCTTGACCTACATTTTTAATTGATTTTGCAGTCTTATCGCCTTGTTTCTCAGCATTACCTAGAGACTTATCTAAAGCATCGACTTCTTTTTTGCCATCTTTGGCATCTACCACAATAACCAAGCGGCTTACAGATTCAGGCATTTCACTCTCCAAATTCTAGGCAATAAAAAACCCGACACTTGGTCGGGTTATTGAATACTGCTTTTTAATCTAATTTAGCCTTGCAGGCAGGTGACATATTGGTTTTCTGATCATCTTTAATTAGTTTGTAGCTGCCACCAACTCCATATGCTAGTTCAAGATTTGTATTAGTTTCACTTTTAATGGCCCAGAAAGATCCGTCCTGCGTATAAACTTTATTGCCTACTTTCTTGATTGATTGTACTCTTGCTTCGCCTTGATAATCTTGGCAAATAACACCTGAACCATCTTGATTTAACTTTAAAGTTGCAACAGAAACATTCGAATGTGCACCTGTCCAATAGCCGTGATTGGTTGTTACTGTAGGTGTTAACTCAAAAAAGTTTGCAGTCGTAGCACAGCCACTAAAGAAAACTACTGAACCTAATACAATTATCTTTTTCATATTCCCAAACCATTATCTTTGAGTAAAATTTAACATGTAGCGTGTTTATTCTCTAGTTTACTATTTTAGTATGAAAGCAACCAAACAAGCAGAATTAAACCTATCACCACGCAAGTCGCTGCAATAAAGAACCCTGAAACCGAACTCCTACATCCTTCAGTTTTTGAACTACTGCTAACAGGTGTTGCACTTATTTGGCTATTGGTCTTTTCATATTGAATAACTTGCTTCTTCTCGGGCTTTTTTAATGGAGGAGGAATCCCAATATGTTCTTCCTTTTTTTTCTTGCGTTCAGCCAAAAACTTATTATTTATAGCGTTCTTATTAATTTCTGGGATTTTTGCAATAGGCTTTTCCTCAATTTGAGGAGAAGTAATAACTCGTTGTTTTACGTCTCCAGAATTTAAAAGGCTGCTTGTGAAATGTTGCACTGACTGATAATCATAACTGGGAAAAAGGTCAAGCCCTTGTTTAAAGTTCTCGAATCCACCATCTCTCTTTGCTCTTTTATAGTAGATTCTTAGCCTATCATCGTTACTGTCATTTTGGGGGTTCTCTAGCTTACCTACCTTATAAACATAAGCAATGTGATACAAAGCTTGTAAATGCTTACCTTCTCTTCTCAGTAAATTGCCCATTGTGATGTGCACAACCGCATCAAGCCCCAAAGTTTGCTTTTCAGTAAAATTACATTGTTTTGCGTGCTGAAAATAATTTATTTTTTGCTCATTAAGATGACGCCAAGCATCATCAAATCTCTTTTCTTTAATGGCTTGTTCTGCTTTGTGCTTATGTTCAGCGGCAGGCCCAAGATAGTCCTTAAGCATAAAAACACCCTCATATTTGAGGGTAATTTAACAAGAGCTTAAATTACACGCAACAGAAACTCATAGAGACTGCTATTAGGTTGTCACTTCTTATTAGCTAAAGCATAAGCAACATCGGATAATATCTTGCGCTCTGTATCTTTAAGGTTTTTGAACTGATTTCCAATGAACTCTAGGTATACTTCGCTATTATTAGCCGCATATTCATCCACTGCAACTTCAAGCAAATACTTATCTATAATTTGAATTATTTTCAATAAATTGCTTTCTTGGTCAGGCATGAACTCGTCAAGAGATTCTTTGTTCCCCTTCAAAGCATAATATAGACCGAACTTAAGCAATTCATTAATACATGTATTTATAGATTCACCTTGTTGCTCGGAATATGCAACTAGGTCTTCATGTACTTTTGGCAGAAGCCTTGCAGGGAATCTGATCAATTCTGATTGCGACATAATTTTTTCCTCAATGCTTGACATCAAGAGTAGTATCACTATAGATTATAGTCAAGTGATATCAATGATGATGTCACAATAAAACGCCCCGATGATCTTGGCGGATGACGGGGCGAGTTATCAACCACTTTAAGGTAATTGATATGTCTAGTTTAGCACTAAGCTTTAATGATGTGAACTTTTCGCCTGTTCAACACAACAACCAAATTTGGTTAACTGCAAGTGAACTTGCAAAGGCTCTTGGTTACGCCAAATCTGATGCAGTAACTCAAATCTATGAACGTAATAAAGATGAATTCAATAGCGAGATGACCTTGACACTCAAATTGAGTGTCAAGGGATTTGGTAATGGAAACTCACTTAAAGAAACTCGTATCTTTAATCCGCGGGGGTGCCATTTAATTACCTTCTTTGCACGTACTTCTGTAGCAAAGCAGTTTCGCAAATGGGTGCTTGATGTTCTTGATAAAGAAATTGGCGCACCAGTTGCTAAAACTCATAAATCAGAACGTGAACCCCTAACCAATGCTGTAAATCTTCTTGTAGCTAAAACTAAGCATTTGAATTACAGCGATGCTTATAAATTAGTTCACCAACGTTTCAATGTTCAGCATATTGATGAAATCCCACATGATGTAATTCCTGTGGCAGTTGAGTATGTTCATCATCTGATCGCTATGTACAGCAGTGCTGAGAAGTACAAAGATACTGAACCAAACATTCATACTGTATTGCGAGATAAGGATGTTCAATTCTTGATGTGGTATGTCCCAATTCTTGGCAAGTTCATTAAGAATGAAATCTATCCAGCTCTAACAGCTATTCAAAGTAGCTATGCAGGCCGTTTGAGTGGCTTGACATCTGAAGCGGTTTGTCATGCTAATGCTTTAAATCGAAAAGCAATTGGCTATGGCCTTACTTTAGAGCATGTAGGAAATAAATCACCGCATGACATTGAATGGTATTTAGCTCATTAATTCATTATCGGGTATTGTTGTAATAACAATACCCCTTGTTTAGGGGTAATTTAGCAAACTGATCATTAAATGTCACACGAAGAAAAACCCGCACTTGGCGGGCTATTTAAACGACTTATTCTGGTAAATCAATTGGCTCATGGAACTTGATAATTTTATAAGCTGCTGGCTGATCCTTTATTGTTTCAACGTTTACGTCTACTAGATAGGCTTTTTCATATATCTGATCTTCACCATGAATCATTTCATGTTGAATTTCGTCATTATCAAAAAACACTTTAACTTCTTTATCTGAGATGCTTTCTATAACACCTTTATAACCTTTGCGATTATCAGATCGTGTCTGTGTCCAATAAAGAACAACTTTTGTATGCAATCCAACTATTGGCTCCTTAAGTTTTTCTATTTCTTTTGATGCCTTATTTTGAATAGCATTAGCCTCCAAACTATTAATATTGATTGTAATAGTTCCAGTATTATTGGATGCATCAACTTGGAGGATTGATCCACTATCTTTCGCTATTGGCTCAACAAACTTAGAAACCCTACTTAAAGTTTGTTTGTCGAGATTATCAGGTTTATTACCCGAACCCTTTAAAAAATCAATACAGGCCTTTATATGACTCGTAAAGTCAATAACGGTATTTGCATGCTCAGCAAAAGGCATGAGCGCAGGTGCTAGAGCAACTAGTTCAGTAATTATTGAACCAGGTCTAATTTCTTTAATGTAAAGTTTAATTTCGTCAGAAACTAAATGATTATTTGTTTCCGCAATATAGTCTGAATACTCAGCCCCTAAACTAATCATACTTTGGGCGAAGTCGATTAAGTCAACTGGGGCTTTATTCTTAATATTAACGGTTAGCATAGCTTCATCATCACTAGGCAATAATTCTATATTATCCACGACTACCCCATATAATTAAAATACGTGCGACTTCACCTGTCGCACACTTTCTATATATACAGGGTAGTATGTTTAAAATTTTGTTGTTGGTCAATTAAGTAGGAGCAATAAGACTATTTTGGTTTGTGGCCTTCTTTTGTCTTCTTATGCGCTTCATCCAAGAACATATCATCGAGTGTAAAAATGCAGTCATTAAAGATGTAACGCTCAACTGGTAAATCATATTGCTCAACATAAGCATTAATTGCAGAAATATCTAGCGCCAGAGGAACACCTTGTTCATAGCGTCTAGATCGTGCAATGGTGTTATATGCAGACAGAATTGCATTAGCTACATAAGAATAGTCAGGCGCATCAGGAAGCTTTACACCGAGGGCTTCTCTTTGCTTTTTTTCGTGGTCCGTGAGACCCGCGTATTTGTTCGCGTAGTTGTAGAGGTTTGTGACTTTCCCACGATGTCCTGAAGCTTTTTAAGGGATTCTGTTTGAATGCGGGTAGCTTCTTTAATCACAAAATCAATTAACTGATTCTTTTGTGCAGATTTACAGAAGATAGTTTCAACATTGGTACGGTTGTATTCAAGTGCCGACCCATCTGTTAATTCAATGCCCTTCCAATCATTCACAAGGAACACACCGACTGCATACGCGAACTTGTCGTTACGCTTTTCAATACGCTCATTTGTAATAAGGTTAATGTCAGCCTTTTCTTCTGCGGTTTCTAGATTAAAAATCTCAAGTGCCCGTTGAAACTCTGGCTGCATAATTCCATTAATCTTAAATTTTCCACCAGTTGGGAAGTCCACCCATTCAAATGGGTAAGTAATGTCTTTGTTCTTTTCGACAATATCAAAAGCCACTTTTAATTCCCCTTATTAAGGTGTAACTGGCGCAATCACACGGGTAATAACCGGTGACACGCGAATATGGTTGTAGTTGATGTCGATTGTGATAGTGTCCTCACCACCGCCATCTGGGTGATTAGCTTCCGCTACCTCTAATTGTGGGAACTGGAAGGCATAGCCATTACCTGCATCATCTTCAATAGAGAATTCTAGCGGCATGGTGTCACGGGTTTTAATGAAGTCGATATATGCCGCTGACTGAGCCGAGAACATGTATTGAGTGTTCACAGTTACATCTACAATCTTTTCGAGATAAGTCGTTGCAGTGAGCTTTTTAGAGCCAATACAACGGATTGCTTCCATATTGTTGTTAATGGTCAATTCAAGAGACTGCATACAAGCAGTTCCGACAACTGTTTCACCATTAACTTTAAGATCACCGACGTTAAGCGCTGAAACAAGGACTAGTTCAGGAACCGGTAAAGGCGAAGTCACAGGGTTTGTAGTTGTACGCTCAAACAGAGTGCCCATCAAACCAAATGTAGCTGTGATTTTGCCAGTAGTAGCAATAGACATCGTAGCTTCATTTATGCGTACACCACGGTAAATAAATACCTGGTTAATATCTTCAAAAACTTTGACGAAGGTAAATGTCTTTCGCACATTACCGCCAAAGTTAAGAACATCACTGGCCCAATTATTCATTGCAACTGCTGACAAGAAGTCATCGAAGAGACCAACGGACAATTCAGTCTCGAGGCTCCCCACAACTTCTGCTTCAGTTGCAAAACCACCTTGACGGAATCGGGTATCTGCAACGCTACTTGATGCTTCAGTAGTGACGTTTTCAGTTAAGCCATCAGTCACACGACGAACGGTTTTCCATACGGGTGTAGTTGGTAATACTTCGGGGGTTTGCTCTTCAGCATAATATAATTTAATACGTGCACCAGAACTCATCTAAGTTCTCCTTAATTTTCGGGCATTAAAAAGCCCTCGAATTGAGGGCGTTGGATGTTGGGGAAGATTTATTCATTTAACTCTTGACCATGAATGCCATTTAGCAACTTTTGCAGACTTTCATGATGAAGAACAATATGCTTGTGATCTGGGTTAATTCAACTTCGATAAATGGAGTTTGATTTTCAATTTTTACAATTGCATTCATATCGTTTACCTCGTTACCAAATAAAAAAGCCACACAGACATGCGGTAACGAGACATATCTGTATGGCAAAACGGTTAACCCAAGTTTGGATTTATCTTTAAAATTAGATATTTGAAGAAAATAAACTGGCAGGCACGTTGAACATGGAAACGTGCTTTTCGGGGATCAGCCTAGCCAGTGTTCGCCTGAATTTCAGGCATAAAAAAACCTGCCGCTATGGACAGGTTTGTTTAAAAGTTAAATTCGTTAATTGACGCGATAATTTATTGAAATGTTGTACTGAATGAAGTCCCCATTATTGCCGAGGTTCTGCACTTGTCCTTGTAAGACTTCCAACTGACTGCTCTTAAAGTATTCAAAATGGGCTAACCAACCATCAGCGAGCTTTGTTATATCAGCCTCATTAGTTTGAGGTCTTGCAAGGCAATTAATTGAAATAACCCCTGTTCGTCTTGTGCATGGTGTATCACCAATTGCAGCAATAATCGAACCACCCCACAGTACGTTAATGTCACACCATAGCCCATCAACCGGCACAGTAAAGTCCTTATTAGGATATTTAATTCGGCTCTGCTCGATTCCAGTAAACGCCATTGCCCTAGTGATAATGGCTTGTCGTGCTTGATCTAAAGTCATTACCATTTTAACCACCGTATTTCTGAGCAATATAGTTAAAGGTTAAGCCGTAGACACCTTGAGGTGCTTGTCTTGAATAGCCACCTGTAGTTTTTGGTGTTTCTGGCTTATCAGTGAAGTTGCCATATTCAATTTTGGTTGCATAAGGCGCATTTGTTTGGATGTATACAACCGAATAAGGAACTAGACGAGATAAAGCACTTGTTCCTTTGCTAATGGTTGAGCCACCGCCTTTATCTTTCTCTGCTTCATTAAATGATTGGTCAGTCTGGTTTATGCTGACTCTGTGTGATGCCCTAAATGCCCCTGTATCAACTGGACTTTGGAGAACAACACCTTGTAATGCATCAATGACAATATCTTTCTGTTTTTTAGTAAGGTCTGCTTCAATTGTTTTAGTGAAGGCACTCGGTTTGCTTGTCCAGCCCATTATCGACCTCACTTTCTTGGTACATGAAAAATAAATCTTGGGCGATACGTTGGATTGAATATGCTTCAAATTCCACACTAGGTTCTCGTTCACCCATTAACTGCTTTGTTCGCTGCCAAATGTGCACAGCTTCATGCAATAACAGTCCATAGATCACAATTAGATCTTTACCTTGCGTATCACCAAGTTGAACAATACACTGCCGCCCATCATCGTAGTAATCTACTTGAGCGGAGCAGCCAAGTGAGAGAAATTTATCTGTATTGTTGATATTGTCGTACATCAAGTCGAACTGATCTTGATTGCGAACCAAAGTGTATTGAGAGTGCTCGAAAGGTGTTGAATACCATTCAGGAACATAGTTGTTATTAATCATCAAACCTTCCTTAATTGAGCAATCCATGTTGCATCTGCCGGATCTTTTCCATAGCTCACAACTCGATACTTGCCGCCTTCGATCACCCAAATATCATTTACATCTGGCTCAACTAAAGTGCCTGCCGCATCCTTCACTTCATTTTGCAATAACACGGCTTTGGAGTCTGTGGCGCGGTAATCTATCGGCTTGACCAAATCTTTTGCCCAACTCCCAAATAAGACACCACGACCGCTATATACATATTCTGTGTAAGTATCTTCACCTGTAGCTGGATTAGAACTAGTTAATATTTTGCGAGTACAGGTAAAGGAATCAACCGCGTCTGCCAGTTCATCTTCAGCATCAAAAGCAGCACCAAGTTCTTGCTGAATCTCATCACGCATTCCCATGGCTTACTCCGTAATGACATATGTGTTGATGTGATACTTCTCGCTAAAGAATGGCTCAAGCAGATCAAGGATAAATTGCATATCGCCACTTACTGACTCTTCTTTGCCTGCAACATACGTCTTGCTTACAGACGTGCCAGACTGTGCAGAGACTGTTTTGGATGCTACTACACCTTCTTTAGTTGTGTAGAGTTGCCCTGCTGCTGCCAGTTTTGCTAAGTAAGCGCCAGCCGTAAGAATCGCATCTGGCACTTCACCTTCTGGATAGTCTGGTAAATTTCTAGCATTAAGCCACGCATTAGCCTGCATCACAGCAATAACCGGATCACCACTTCCCCACCAGTCAGGCCCTAGCTTTTGAGTCACACTTTCGACTGTTACATAGTTCATAGCTTAATCCTAAAAATCTAATTAAGAAGGACGGCCCGAAAGCCGCCCTGCTTCACTTAACCGCCATTAGCTGGAGCTTCTGGCGCTGGAACAGCCACTTGGGGATCTGTAATGCCATAGTCACCCGCTGTTTTGGCAGGGTCAAACATAGTGCCTGCTGCTAATGTGTCAGTCGCATCATCAGCATATCGGCGGTCAGTTGGGTATTGGTATTTGTAGTCTGGTTGCTTCTCAGCCATGACTGCTCTCCTTAAAGGTTAGTAATTAGGAAGCGGATTGAGGTGTCTTCTGGTTTGGTTACAAGTTCCCAGTTAGCTGCCTTCTGCAAATCAGCCCAAGAAGCGCTTAAAGACTCACGCTCTGTACCACCAGTTAAAGTGTCTTTAGGTGCAATGAAGCTAAAACCTTGCGGATGGATCAACATGTTGCGACGCGTCCAAAGGATTTCATGACCAGCACCATTACCAGTTGATTGTGTTTCTTCAACCTTCAAATCTTTTGGACCGGGAACAGAGTCATATGCAAATGCGCGTGGACCTGCAAGAATCGTGATGAACTTAGCGTTTGCGCCTGTGCCAATTTGCGTATTGGTATCTGTTTCAATGACTGCGCGCCCGTTGTAAACGGTGATTGGTGGCAAGTTATCACTTGTGGTCACTTGTTCAAGTAATTGCTGTTTACGCATCTTCGCAGCAATACGTGAATGCACGAACATCACACCACGTCCACGTAATGAAGCATTCATTGTGCTTTCCGCATCAATGTAGGCATCTACTGACCAACGTGAAGCATCTGTTGCTGTTGAAGCAGAGATGTCAGTAGTGAATCGCTTGCCGTTCGCCTGGTCATAATTACGCAAGCCAATTACTGTTGCTAGAGCACGGTTTTCGGCAGCTTGTTGCCAATACTTATTCAGCATTCCACCAATAAGCTCAAGTGAATTGACCTTCGATAAATACTGCCCAAGAACAGACTCAAGAAAGCCTTCGTTCATATAAGCAACGCGGCCTTGCATTTCACCTGCATCAATCGTGCGAGGCATTGCGATATCAGTCAAAATGGTGTTGCCATAGTTCTGTTCAACATTACCATCCACACCGTTAATGTATGGAACGACGAATGTTGATGAACCACTTGTAAGCAAAGGACGTAAAGATTCATCAGATACGAATGCACCTGACTGCACGAGTGGCGAAACTGCCACAGGATTTGGACGTAGATAAGATAAAACTACGTCACGGTTAAATACTTCTACTAAAGAAGGCATGGAGTTACTCCCAATAATTAATTATTAAAGTCACCATTCGCTACTGCTGCTTGGAACCCTTGAGGGTCATTCTTTTGGAATTCCAAGCGCTCTTGCGTGGTCATTTCACTTGGTTTCTTGGCAGCTCCACCACCCGAACCACCGCCAGAAGCCCCACTTCCTGACGCATTTGATGCAACAATTAATGGCTTAAACGCCACATTGCTACGAAACTCTTTTTTGAGGTCATCAATACTTAAAGCACTAGGTTTGCCCTGCGAATCTAGTACACGTACTTTGACCTCACCGTTTTCATCAGTTTCAACCTGAAGACGGTTAGTAATATGTGGAAGCAAAACTGCCTCCGAGCCTTTGATTGAAAGCTCACTTGCTAATGCTTGTGCTGTTTGCCCGACAGTTAATTTGTAGACTTGGTCTTGCAATGCTTTGGTAGCTTCTGCATGTTTTGCTTCTGCTTGCTCAAGCTTGGCTTTCCAAGATGCTTCAATTGCAGCAACGTCACCTTTTTTACGGGCTGCTTCTTCGGCTTCGCGTTGAGCTTTCTCTTCGGCTTCGCGTTGTTTTTCCTGAGCAGTTTTCTTTTCATTCAGAAGCTGATTAACTTTGTTTTTAAGGCCATCAAGTTCTGAATTATCTTGCTGCGGCAGACCTTCAACTTTTAAATAAAATGCGCCATCTTTTTCTTCGTAAAGCGCTTTCATTTCATCAGATAAGCCCTCTAGGCTATCGAGTTTGTATTTCATGTTTTGCTCCCTGAGCGGTTTTGCAGTCACAAACTGCGGGCAATAAAAAAGCAGCCGAAGCTGCTAAGGTTTGAATTAAGTTGTTTTACATATTTCTATAAATAACTTGCTTTAATGCTTGAGATGCAATCCAAATATCGTTACGACATACAGGGCAATTCAACACATAGATAGTTTCGTTTCTATCGCTCATGACTCGCAACTCATTCTTTTGAAATTCGATAACTGAATAACACTTGCCACATGAGTCTCTATAGGTCTGCAACTCGGGCGGCACACCTCGACTAATTACTTTCATAATCCCAACCTCTTAAACATTTCTTCATCAAGCTTTTTGAGTTCTGCAAGTGTGAATGGCTGACCTGTTAGTGGATCAACAAACTTATCTAGAGAGTATTTACCCTCTTTAAATAGTTTGTATCGGGATGGCCCAAGCCAAGACTTTTGAAAAGCTGCATCTTGTTTGTCAAACCAACCTTTGAAAGTTGTATTTGAATCAACCACGCCTATCTCACCTTCACCATTCACTTTATTGTTAAATGGACGCATCCCAATTGTTTTTCCTGAATCATCCGAAACCGGAATTAGGATCGATCTACAGTTGGGGTGAAGTGGTGGCACAGGATGAGGTTCATCTTTCTTATAAACCTTGTCAGAGTAACCCATACAGATTTTAGAAGTACGGCTATCCAGTGTTGCGATGAACTTTACATACTCAACACCAATGGTCTGATACGTTTCATTCAAGGCCACATTTGACACATGACTTCTAGCAGTACGAACCATGGTAGAAATCTGGTTTCTACTTTGATCAAGTAAGCCATCTTGGTAATTAAGTGCTTTCTTACCCTTAATCCGCTGAACAATTTGCTGGTTTGTCTGACCTTTAGATAAGCCGTCTCGAATAGTTTGCTCTACCCGAACTTTTGCATCGTCTGCGATCTTCTCGAATAGGTAATCAAGCAAAATACCGCCACTCAAAGGCGTTTTCTTTGCCTTGTTGAATAGCGTCTTTCCATTTGGTTCTATTTTGCGATTAGCGAGGGTTTTAGCCTGATATGTAGCTTCATACACCGCTAATGCAGTAGCGCTTACAGTGAAGCTCTCAAGCAATCCTGACGCTACGCTTGCCTGCCAAGTCTGAACTAATGTTCTTACTTCTTTTAAAGCTGGCGTTGTGTATTGCCCTGCCATCAATGCAGTCTTTTCAGCGTCACTCAAGTCATCTAACAAATCTCTTAACTTTGAAAGCATCTCACTAGATAGCGAATCAAACTGTTTTAAGAGATTATTTATTTCAGTCGATGAGAGTCGGTAAAGATAAGCTTGATGTGATACCAGAGCATCAAGTAGAGCCTGTTGTGACAACTGGACGTTCATTTGTCACTCCTGCGGTTTAAACCACCATTGGTCTATTAACTGACTCGCTTTCAATGCGTGTTTGCTCATCCTCAAAGCTAATTTCTGGCACTTTCCCAGTAGTAAGCAACTCATGGAATGTTTCCATACTCATTCGATTAGCAAGCACCATTTCCCAATAGAACTTAAGCGTATCAAGGTCAATCTTACCTTTTGCAAAATCTTGCTTTATTGTGAGTTTCGCTTTAGATCCGCTTCCGTAATATGCAGCACACCATTTAAGCGCATATTCCATCGCCTCATTAGTATTCGCCACACACAAAGAAAGAACACTGTACTGGGCAAGCTTCTCATTGTTGGATTGAGTAGCAGTCTTATTGACTTGTTCAGTCTCAAGGATCTTTGCTCCCATCGCTTGCATGTACTTTTCTTTAGCATCCATAGCCTGCTTTGCCAGGGTACTTTCAGTGACTTGTTTGTAGTCAAATGATGAGCCTTTCGGAAGCATTAAAGGATTTTTGGAACCTAAGCGGACACCATTTTTCTGCAACCAATCTCGCCATCCTTCATCAAGTTCATTGATAACCGGTTGAGCTTGCCCACAGATAAATACCATTTCTTCATAGCTTGCGCTGTTCTGATAATGGGCTAGGTTCATCGTGACAATCGGTTCTAATGGGATCGGATCAATATTCCAATCATTAGCCAAAGACCCCAAAGGAATAAAGGGAATTTCATTCCATCTTTGGCCTAATGAATTCCTTGGATAGAAGATATTCCCGCCCTTTAATTCACCTGATTGATCAGTATAAATCTGTACGTAGTATTCATTCTTTTCATCAAGGCGAAGTACACGGTAAATATTGATTTCTTTCTTAGAGAATTCGTCTTCTGGGTCTTTTTCCGTAGTCTTCTCATGCAAGACAATCAGTTCAGGCTTATAAACGGAACCAACTCGCTTTAAACTCCAATTGATAATGCTCAATGATTCATAAAATACGATCGTTGGTCGAATACCTAAGCTCTCAGCCTGTTGCAAAGACACATTGCCATCGGTAGTCGGATAATCAACAAATAAACCACCACGTGCATGTTTAAGCTGACCTTGCAAAGCAGATTGTGCAACTTGGTAAATTGACTTACCTGTACCATCTGCATCGTATTTAAGAAAATCCATTCCATCCGGTTCGAACGTTGGGTCCTCAGCAAATACCACACCGACCATCTTGTTTAGTGTGTCTTTTGAAATCTCATAAAACACAGCACGGGTTAAGTAAGCCAAATAATATTGATCATTCTGCGTTAAATCAGACGATACATTGGGTTTTGGTAAATAAAGTTCGCCACGCTTCTTAACCGTGGCAGAACCATCACAGACATCGTCGATAGTTTCCCAACGCTTTTTCATGTCTGCATAAGCTTGATGTTCAGTATTAACTGGCATTAGTAAACCATTCCTATATCTAGTGATCTTGCAGGACGAATAATCGGGAAGCGTTTAGCAAGAGGATATCCGCCAGCATCTCCGACATGGTCCAAGCCTGATTTCTTATCTGGCATTCCAAAATCGTCATAAACTTGCTGCTCAAAGGTCTCTGTGAGTCTTGGGCATTTATTTGTGTTGACTAAGAGTGTTCGCTCACCATTGCCATTTAAGATCAAAGCATTTACTGCATTAATTCGGTCTTTAATGTTCGGGTTTGTTGAATTTACTTCCACCCTTAAACCTTTCTGTCTCAATATTGCATGATCAGATTCGCTACTCTTTTTCGATGAAGTAGCTTGGCCTGCCGCATCAGGGATAATTGTCATCTCATGGTTTGGGAACTTTTCAATCAAAAGATCAGCCATAGTTGGCGTATCACGAACGCCTACCAGCTCATCTAAAGCTCTTGGCTTGCCATCTCGAATGACATAAACCACAGCAGCCATCTTTAAGACGTTAAAGTCCATACCAATGAGCAAAGCCTCATTAGGTCTAATTTCTTCATCTGTATGGTTTAAGGTCCGGTCGAAGTCTGGATATACAGCCCCACTCGTTAAATTAACAAACTGCCCTTTTAAGTAGGCTGAAATCAATTGAGGTGGGTAAGACTCAAACAATGATGCAATGTAGTCATCAGGAAGATTGGCTTCATTGTCATAAGTAGATGCCTGAATCATTCCATATAGAGCACGTTTAGCATCACTTAGGTTTGCTTCCTTAACAAACTGTTCATGAGTGAACTTAAAGCCCTCTGGCGTTGTTGCAACATCAATACCGTTCAACAAACCAGCTTGTTTATATCGCATACGAGCAATGATCTTGCGCCAAGCTTGTTGAGCCTTGACCTTTGTCATCACATCAAGCTCATCAATCAAAGCATGACCAATCTTAAAACCTACAATAGTGTTGGGCTTTTCCATTGATCGGCAAATAATTGTGCTTCGATATTGGCGGCCATAGTAAAGATCAACTTCTTTGTTAGATTCATAGATCTTTGTCTTCAATCCCCAATCGAAAGCTACTTCATCAATCGTAGGGAAAAAGATATCTCGGATCTGCGGATAGGTTGGAGCAAAGTAACCCAACGGCACTTTAGGGAAAGACCAAGACTTATCACAAAGACTTGAACAACCAACCCATGTTTTACCTGAACCAAACCCGGCAACGAACGCTCTAAATTTATTTGGTAATTGTAAGAAGTTAGCCTGAGGCACATTCAGTGTTGGATTGATGTTCGGCATCTTTTTTACTCGCATCTACAACATGAATAGTGACATTTACAGGTGTTGGATCATCACCAGCACCATCCTCGCCATCTCTCAACCGCTGAATTTCTAATTTCTTCAATTCAAGATCTAGTAGTTGTAAATCATGACCATGCATTTCATCTCTTATCTGTTTGATGATGCCTTGCTTCATGATTTTGTTTTTACCCCAGTCTTCATACATTTTTTGAAGCTCATTGAGGCGGACAGCTTTATTAGCTAAAGGAATGTCATAGATATTGGATTTAAACTCTTCTCTTGTTTTATAAAAAAGCTCTTTAAGCTTCTTTGCCATTTTCTCGCCTGTCACTTTCGTTGGATCATACCCAGCGCACTGCATGCGATCAATTTCAATGTTAAATCTATTCTTTACAGCGTCTGCTACTTGCTGGGGTGATTCAAAGCATGCAAGAGACTGAACTATAAAGATTTTCATAGGATCAGTTAGTTTTGCCATAACCCCCTCGTCGTATAGATATGTAAAGAATCTCCTAAGCTAGTTTCAACAAACATGTAGCACATGCATGAGCAATGTTGGCTCTAGATATAGTTGGACCTTCATTCGCAAGATTAACCATTTTCTGAACTTCTTCAGATGCGCCATAACGCTGAACAACACCATGGAACTCTTCGACATCATGCCCACGTAAATACAATCTAGGTTCGCCGACAGATGTATATTCAAACTCGCCAGAATCTTTATTCTTCTTATGCCCGATGTGATAAAGCTCATGCTCAACCAAGGCACAAAAGTCTGTATCACTCATGACCTGACATACACGAGCATCCAGAGTAATTATGTATTTAGGAATATCACCAAACCAATTGATCAATTGCAGTTCCTGACGCTGTTTGCGCCACCCTCCTACATTAATCATCACTTTCTCAGTTTGACCATATACCCGTTTATCTTTTGCCTCACATTTAGCGTAAGCCCATAAGAAAGAAATCTCAGGGGGTTGAAAGCTTAGAAGGTGTTCATGGTCTTGGTTGTATAATTTCCCATATGTCTCTAGAAAGGTTTCTCTTATCCATGGCCATAAATCATTATTCGCAGGCTCAAAATGTAGCAGACCACCACTTTCAATAAATTCCTCGTCCTCAACATCCGTGTTTTGGCAATCCTGAATCGGTGGGTATGGTCTTTTCATAATCTTCGCCCATTAAAAAACCCTCCGAAGAGGGCTTTTGGTTAATCTTTGAGGGTGCTCTGAGCTTCTTTTATGAACTTTATTAAATCCTCTTTAGATTCATCACTCAGTGCCTTAATGCCACCTGTTCCACTGCAAGCGTTATTAATCACTGCCACGGCAATAGCCGCCTTGGCTTTAAGTTTTTCACATTCGACCTGTGTTTCCGATTCAAGACTATCATATGACATTTGATTTTCCTTCTTGTAATGATTAAAGAAAAAACAATATATCTTAGCTGTTTAACTATTCCAACACATACTTAAGATCATCAGGTGTTTCCAAATAACATCCGTTTTTATTGCAGAAGGCGTGAATGTCGTTTAGGTATTCAGTGAATTGAGCTGTACTTGCGTCTGTCGTGCTCATTAGCTCGCATAGTCCATTTGCAACATCTTGATAAAGAGGATGCTTAGAATCCTTTAATTCTCTTACAGCCTTGAATGTTTTCTTATATTGGCCAACATCATCACGATCATAGATTTTTGCTAAGAAGTTCTTCTTAAAGAATAGATGCTCATAATCTTTATCCGTTCCCTGCTTCTTAGCCCACTGATTAAGCCACATCCAGTACAAACGGTTTTGAGCTTTTGATCTGTCTTTCTCTTGAGGTGCGATCAATACAACTAACGGCTTCCCTTCACTCGCAGCCTTTGCATGATTCACATTAAGAAAGTTAGTTACTGGTGCAATGTCGCAATGGTTCTTAACAACTTGTCGGAATTCCATTGCTTCACCTATTCTTTAATTTCAAACTCAACGCGTTTAGGCTTCTTGTACTCGCCTTTAATTAACATTGGATACATCGGCTCATATTCAGCATCACGCTGAACTTTGAAGTTGATGTAGAGATCAATTAGAAACTCACTCAACATCATGAGCCAAACAAGTTTAAATCGTGGCTCAATAATTGGTGAACCACTTTCAAGTTCTGAAAACATTACTGGGCAGATACCAACCCAGCCATAATGTGTAAATTCAACTATGTGTTTCATACCCACCTCAATAAAAAAACCACCCTTAAGGTGGTTCTGGTTATTCTCCAGTTAGTGTTTTCTGGAATGCTTTATTAATCTTCTCTTTAACTTCTTGATCGAGATTTGCTTCATATATCAAAATCATTCGAGCATGATTAAATTCATATGAAGTTCTGTCATAGTCAGTACTACTTAAATAGTGGTCCAGCTGATCACTTTTACTAACGCCAGAGAATCCAAAGCCATTTTCATTAACAGTAGCTTTAACGTAGTCACTTATTTTCATTTTTAATGCCAAATTATCAAGAACATTCAATATATCAAAAAACATCATCATCTTTAAAATTAAGCATCCGCTCTGTTTTTTCTAACATTGCATCAAACCAGATAACTGCTTGATCTCTTGTCATTGTTAGCAGTTGGTCGTATTCGATATGGTGTTGCCTACAAAGTGGGATTGTCTTTGAGTCACAAGCCTTTAATCCCATACCCTTATTGTGAGCACCTTGATTGCTATGGGCAGCGTCCACTGGCGTTCTACCACACATAACACATGGCAACCTTCTTATTGCAGCAAGTCGCTTTGCATCACGCATGAAGGTTACTTCTAATATTCTTCACTTGGTCTTTGTGTCGCTTAATCTTCGCGTCAATTTCAAGCATCTCTTTCGCAGTCATTAAACTACGTGAAAGGTTTTGAAGCTTTTCTATTTCATTGCACAAAGCATTTAAATTCTTCTTCGCTTCGATTGTGTCCATGTTCACCCCAATGCTTCTTGTAGATCCGTTAGCTTGTAATGAGTATGTGGATTGTTTATTCCTACAATGCATTTATCAGCACAATAGCCATGCACTTTAAAGTGTTCATTCCATTCATCTACGTAATACACTGCATCAGGATGGGCTTCTTTCAGGATGTCTGAAATCTTCGCTTTGCCCAGCTTTTCAATTAATTTCTGCGCTTTCATAAACACCCCAAAAAAGAAAACCCTGTCAAACGACAGGGCTACAAATTTAACTTAGATGAAACAAGTAAGAGGTCGTCAACCCTCCACTTCAGCTGTATCTGACCAATGCACTAAGGTTTTGCATCTTATTGGTAGTACGTTTAACCCTAACTGTTTACTTGCTTCTCTAAATTAAGAACCTCTATAAGGAGGCTACAAACACTTAATCTTTCCAAACTTTCTGCATTCTTTCTGATTGAACATGTCGGATTCATATTCCCAAACATGAATGCAAAAGACCCGCTTAATTATTCGGAGCATGTGAACCTCCAAAAAGCAAAGGAAACGTAGCGAAAGCTTTTAGAAATGCTTTTTATCTTCAATAGTTAGAGGATGAAAAATCATATAAGCTTCAACCTGATCTAACTTGATAATATCGCCAAGATCAGGGCGATCTACTGTAAGAGTGAAATGTTTATCTTCACTATCACACATATCCCACACAGCAGGTAGGTAATCAGTTGACTCGCTGTCAACTTTGATTGCTAATACACATAATTGATTTGGTTTAGTTGGTGCATGTCGGTTTGATAGCCAAGCCATTCTTCTTCTCACTTTTCAATAGGCAATAAAAAAGCCCACGATTAAGTGAGCTTTGATGTGTTGGTCTTCGGAAATCCGTAATACGACCAGTATAGAAAAACATTACCTTAAATCCGTTTAGCTGTCAATTGTTTAGCTTTTTACGGTACTGCCCTACATAGAAATCGATTTCATCTTCCATGTCTTTCAAAATAATATCTACCATTGCGCCAAGATAAGCATAGTTCTTGCTATATGTATCTGCTTTGATCTCATCAATCCCGCAGAACTTCAATTGTCCCTGCAAAGTACGATCTTCTTTGATCACTGGACGCATCTTAAAGAATACCTGCATGCGAGCTACCTTCATGCAAAACAATTTAAGGTCAAAGTGATGTCGCTGACGCTCTTTGCTTGCTGCTTCATGTAATATCTCACCAATATGCTCAACAAGCGTCTTAAATGCCTGTGTCGTGTCTCTTGAATCACCCCACACTAACATCTCGCAATATGCCTTAGTTGCCTCATCTTCAATTGAAGCTATAGCCCCGCAACGTTCTTCCCAAGTAGGCGCTTTCTCTCCTGTCGATGCAGTAGACGTTTCATAGCTTGCCGTTTTAGCTCTCATTTGCTGACCAACCCATTCAAGATTTGATAATTTTTCCGTTACTACTGCATTCATACCGTCACCTTACCCTATTTAAATATTGAACAACTGTATTGAGTGCCTTTGATCCAGAACACTTCTTGTTTTTCACACACCATTTTTGCGTTAATTAAGGTGCCACCGATTCCAACTACAATCATAAAGACCCCAATTAAAACCCAGAGAAACCCATAATCAGTTCTTCTTCCCATCACGCCACCTTCTTCCCGTTCATTCCCCAGATCAACATGCCTGCGTCACGTTGATCTTGATTCGTACGCCCTTGCCAGCCAGTTATCTTGTTAAACTCATCTGCATTGAGCTTTGATTTAGTTGGCTTCACCAGTAAAACTGCTAAGCCTAAAGCCTGTGCTATTTCTGCTAACAAGATGCCTGTTGCATGGTTCATCCCAACGCGTCTAGCAATCTGCTCATTCACTTGTCTTGAGTGACCACCACCTACTCTGAAGTTAGCCTTCTTATTTTCCCAACCTGCTTCAATTACAACTTTCTTGATGCTGTCTTGTTCATTTCTGAATAATTCAACAGTCTCAGGAAAGGTCAGATTCTTGAGCTGTAGATCATTCCCTAGAATAGCTACTCCCGACTTTTCCAAGTCAGGATCGATGCCAATGATGATTTGAGCCTTTTTGAATGTTGTCATAGCTCAATCCTATGGTTGGTTAGGCTTGCACCTTTTGAGATGGCCTCTTCTGCTTTCTTGCGATGTTCATCGTATTGATCCCCCTTGAGCGCTTGCTCTCCAACCAATTCATACTTGTTTGCGCCACATCCAAAGCAATGTAGAAGTGCATAACCATCTTTATCAGAAACTATTGCCCGCCATGGCTCTTTGCCACATTGTTTACACATGCCATTTATCATCGCTGCAATAGATTTCCCTTTCCATGCACCTAATTCTTGCTCAAGGAATTGCACCCGCTTTTGCAGCTCGTCACGCTCTTTCTTGATCTTTTTAAAGTGAACTTCATGACCAATCACTTCACCGTGATGAGATGCTTTAAGCTCTGTAATTTCTTGATGCAAATCAATAATTGCCTGAGCCTTCACACGGTTTAAGCGCTCAAGTTCTGCAATGCGCCCATGATTACCTTTTATTGTGGCTTTAAGCTCCTCCACTTTCGCTTGCTGTGACTGCTGACCAGCTTCATAGGCAATACGGCAACAATTGGCATGAAGGAGAACCATATTGCCTTGTGTGCCCAACCATTCGTTAAATGTTATTGGTTTATCCATCTCAAACATCCTCCACTTTGCAATTCGGCGAAATGTGGTTTTCTAGTTTGTCTAGGGTTTCTAATTCCCCCGAATTCGAGGGTTTATCAATGCGGTGACCTGCTGCGATTTCTTCGGGGGTGGCGTGGCGAATATCCGACTCAAAAGAGTAACTTTTTCGCCCATTTGGCATGAGCTGAACTTTTGTTATTGATCCTGACATCTCATAGATTTTGTACAGCCCTTTGTTAGAAAACTTAGGGTGAACTACATAATCCCCGACTTTAAACTCACTCATGGCTGGCTCCTTTACCGCATTCAATACACGTTCAACTGTGCGCTTAGCTGCTGCCTCTGCTTCGGCCTTTATCTTTTTACTTCGTTGCCATTGTTCAAGATTCATCCCCGCCTCCGTATATTGATTCGTAATCATGAATAGCTTGCTCTAATGCAGGTCTTTCAAATAATGTCGCGTACTTGCTGCCATGTTTATTGATGCGGCTTAGAATCTCTTTAGCTTCTTTAATACCGCCATCAAACGCATTAATTTGATCAATCGATTCCAGCAGGCGCTTGAGTTCTGGATACGTGAAACCCTTGCTTGTACGATGCCACATGCCGTTAATTACAGTGATTTTCATATCATCTGGACAGCCAAGATTATGTAATTGAGCCAACAGCGCTCTCGCCTTCTTTTCGCCATGCTCACGAATAAACTGCTCTGGTTTCATTGAGCACACTCCAAAATTATTTCTGCAAGTGCACAGTTAGCACATCCTTCTCCATTGCTTGCATCACGCAAATGAAAGTACCAATCCCCATTTTTATAAGCATTAACAATGATTTCTGCTGTTTTCTTCTTAACTTCTAGAATGTGAGTGTTTTCAGGAAATTTTATTAGCTTTCCATGCTCACCATGAGGACCTGCAGATATATCTAGTTCATGAATAACTTTCCTTTGACCAAATCTGTTTTTAATCTTCTGTGAAGTGATGATTACAGTGTTGTAGCAAAAGTTGTCATAGGTCCCGAGACCTTCAAGAAATTGCATTTCATCATTTACAGCTGAAGTAGTCTTGATCCACTCTCGCTCGAACACATCACCCAAAGTCAGCACATCTCTACATGAGCACTTATGGTTGCACGCCAACTCGGATAAATAACCTTCTTCTTTCACAATCTTTCCATTTTTATATAAAGTCTCAGTGATAACTTTTTGCTTAAGAAGTCCTGTAAGTCTTACTTGCTTTCCAAATTTCATACCCATCCTTGTAACGTTTAGTAATGGCTTCCTGCTTGAGCTGGTCTAGCATTTTCAGCTTTCTTAATTTCTCATAGAGGTTCGCTGCTGCTCTTGTTTCTTTATTGCGAGTGCCGAGGTTGTAATCTCTGCGGAGCTTCATCATTGATGTGTAATCTACAAATTCGATCATGCTTTCAGCTCCCCTTTAACATTCAGGATGTCTTTTGCGTATTGAGTTGCCTTGTAATGATTTTTCCCAACACGTTCGAAATATTTCCATTCAACAAATTTTTGAAGATTGCTGTAGATGGTTCCTCGATTGAAATCAAACACTAATTCCTTCACGTCTTTGACACTGAAAGGCGCTGATGCATGACAGCCAAACACGAGTAAGCTAAGCTGGTCATCAAAGTTTAATTTCTTTGTTCTATTTAAAGTTTTCATGCAGCCATTCCTTCTTCTCGAATAGTCACAAAACGGCAGATATCTAAGCGGTCCATAACTCGAACCACACCTTTCTTGCCATGACGATTTTTAGCAACGATTAATTCGGTGACACCTGACGGTAGGTCGTCTTCACCAATGATTGGATTCGCCAGAATGATTTGATCTGCATCTTGTTCGATCTGACCTGATTCTTTTAGATCTGATGCTTTAGGGCGCTTGCCTTTCTCAGACTCACGATTAAGCTGTGCCAATGCTATAACTGGGCAATCAAACTCTTTAGCAAGTGCTTTTAAATCACGGCTAATTGAACTTACTTCCTGGTAACGGTCTTTCTTACTTGGGTCACGAACCAATTGAAGGTAATCAATAACGATGCATCCTAGTCTTTTGTATTTGCGCTTAGCTTTACGTGCCCATGAATGTATTTCTGCAATTGTCGGCTTTTGCTTGTCTTCGATATGGATTGGCAAGGAACTGAATCGTCTTTGAGCATCTGCAAATTGAGCCAACATCCCATCAAATAATTCAGCGTTATGAATGTTGTCATAAGGAATTTTGGTTAATGCTGAGATACAGCGGTTTGTGAATGTCTCTACATCCATTTCCGCAGATACAACCAATACAGGCTCGTTGTATCGCACTGCTGTCTGAATAACTAACATTTGAGCTAGAGTTGATTTACCCGAACCAGGACGACCACCCACGATGCAGAAGTGTCCTTTTTGAATTAATCCAACCAGGTTATCGAGGTGAGTTAAGTTAAACTTTACGCCTGTGTACTGCTTGTTAGCTTTAGCCTCAGCCTTTTGGATTAAACGATCTGTAGCACGATTCAAAGCCTCTTCAAATGTGAAGCTGGTCTTCTCAACATCATTCGAAGTTTTCTTCCCGTCCAGGATGCTTTCTGCTGCAATGTGAACGTCAGGGATTGTTAAGTCTTTAGCAATCTCAGCAATGCTTTGACCAATATGCTCAACTTCACGGTGTGCCTTGAACTTGTTTAGTTCTGCAACATAAGACTCCAGGTTGTAAAAGCTTGAAGGCGCTTCGCTGCTCATTTGAAGTAAGTATTCAGAACCACCCATCAAATGAATTACGTTTTTTTGTTTAAGCTGCTGCTCAACCATAACGAAGTCATAAGGCTTGTTTTCATTAGCAAGGTCAGCAATAGCCTGGAAGATTTGCTTATGGCGCTCTGGAAAGAAGCACTCAACATCAAGATCGTTACTTACAACATCAAATGATTTGTCTACAGTCATCAATGCTGTAAGAACTGCTTGTTCCATAGGGATGTTATGAATATTCGACATTAC